CATGATTGAGCGAACAATAAACCGGACTGCCGCATAAAGCCCGGACAGGATGGCCATCACGCCTACAATAACGGCCACCCATGTCTGGGCCTCCATCTTACTTCTTGCCCAAATTGATTGATGAATCCTTAGGGTCAACCGCACGCAAGATAGGCCCGATGAAGCCGGCTAATAGTGCGTTCAGCAGAATCTTAGGATCAGAAATCCCGGATAGGTAAAGGGCTGCCACTGATGCTAGTGAAGCTCGTAAATACGACAAGGCCGCCGTTTTGAGTTGTGAGTTCATTTATTGTCTCCTTGTATTTTCTTAATTAATGCCTCCACCTTGGCTGCACTAATAGCGATTTCAAAATGCATTTCGTCCTTGCGATTGCGGTAATCACCGCCCCAAATGCATCCATATTTTTTAGCCAAGGCCCTTATCATTGGTACTTTCTCTGCCGGAAATGTTCCCACCTTACCCAATTGATGCCTGGAAGCATTCAGATCCAAGGCCGTCCCCGATGAATGATTGCTCAACTTTGTAGTTTCTCCGCGGATTGTTCGGTAACAATATCCCCAATCATCAAGCGAACCTACATCAAGCGGTTCAATCAGCTCATGAAATTCAGCAGCCAACCCAATGAGCAAGGGTGCAACTGCTTCAGCACAATGCAATCGGATTGTCGTGCATGGCACCGCGTAAGATTTTATTCCTATTTCAGCCTGATCCTTAGATGCCGGCCAACCGTTTGCACTTGTCTCCATTATTGAATTGCAGCTTTACTCAGGCGCGGTTTCATTCATCAAATCAATCATTGGCTCGGTTTCAACCCATTGCAGTGATTCTTCATGCCAGACATAAAACTTATTATCAATAGGCATTGCTACTGGTGCTTGCCAATCATGGTTGTCATCTAAAATCCATGATTGGTAAGGCTTGATTGCAATAAACACATCTGCAATCGGATCGTAAGAATAACCTTTCCCAGCAAATTGTTTGCGAATTCTTCCATTGTATGAAGTCCGAACACAAACTTGACCACGAAAATCTGCGTACCAAGTTTCTGGCAATAAACCTTCAATGGTTTCAGTTTCATCAATGCCAACAATAACTTCAGTGATAAGGTTGTTTTCATCTAAAAACGCATAGTGTGCCATTATGCCCAACTCACATTTCCTGTGCCAGCAGTAATAGTGGCGCGTTTGTATCCACCACTTGCCGCTGATTCTGTACCTGTTAAACCTGCGCCAATTGTGATTGTTCGACTATCTGGGTATCGAAGAATAACGACACCTGAACCGCCGTTGCCACCTGAGTTGTATGTATTTACTCCGCCATTGTAAGTGTTACCACCGCAACCACCACCGCCGCCGCCTGTGTTAGCAGTTCCAGCATCGCCACTTGCACCATTATTAGTACTTCCTTTACCTTTGCCAGCGCCACCGCCACCAGTTCCGCCAGAACCACCAGTAGCAATAGCAGCTGAACCACCACCACCACCGCCACCATAATTTACTGATGATCCTGTAATAGATACTGCGACACCTGCGCCACCAGCACCGCCACCGCCACCAGAACCATTAGAACCAACTGCACCAGCGCCGCCACCGCCACCAGAACCATAAGAACTACCCGATGCTGAACCAGTGCCTCCTGAATAACCTTGACTTGCCGTTCCAGAACCAGCAGTAGGATGAGGGGCAACATAATCACCGATAGTGGCGCCGCCGCCTGAACCGCCATTACCGCCGGCACAACTAGTGTCAACAATTGCAGTAAATTGGCTTCCACCAGTTCCACCACCTGTTGATGTAATTGTTGAAAATACAGAATTAGAACCTTGTGTTGCGACTGTTTGTGAAACGCCGAGAGCACCAGTCCCACCTGCGCCAATGGTCACTGAGTAATTAACACCAACTCCAAGTGATAATGCAGATTCTAAAGAACCACCACCACCGGTTGTTGTAACGGTTGAACGCAAACCCCCTGCTCCACCGCCTGCGGCGCCTGTGTCATTGGAAAGAGCGTAGAACATAGCGCCACCACCGCCACCGCCACCAACGACAAGGTAATCACAATCAAAATTGCTTGGTGCTGATACGCCAGCAATAATTCCAATAAGAGAATTGAGCATTATGCAATTCCACCAACGACATACCAAGTATCTGTGGCAACCTTGATGCAAGCTGCTGATTTATATTGTGCCACGGTAGGAGATGCTGCGACTGCGCCAGCACTTAATACCGTGGTAGTACCTGAGGTAACGGCACTAATAGTTACAAGCCCTACACCCTTATTAAGTACCGTGATTACAGTACCCACTGCAAATGCTACGGATGCGTTAGTGGGAATCTTGAAGGCAACCGCCGTGGCCTTGTTCATTGAAACAAGGGTTTGATACTGATCGGCTAAGACTGCCGTGTAATCAGTCGTAGCATCAGCGTTAACCGTAAAAGCGGTTAACCCATTCATGTTTGTCGCGGTCAAAACCGTGCCAGTAACAAAGGGAAATCCGTTAGCCATTTTTGCTCCTTAGTAACTCAGAACGCCTTGGTCAAGTATGCCATAAAGCGTGCTATCTAAAATGAATCCATCAATTATGGGTTCAAGTGTCGTCATTTTTACCCGCCAAGAATTTGGCGTTATTTCCATGGCTTTGCCAAAGACTTGAAGGGTCTTGGTCAGCGTTGTACCACCCGGTTGATTGGTTGTAATTGTCATCGGATCAAAGTAATCAAGGTCAAGGGCTGCGATTATGCCCGCATTGTAATTGGCCGTGTATAGATCCAATTGAATTTCATCACATCTCACGCTTGTCTCAGCCCTGGAAGCAACATAAGCGCGGGCATAGTTAAGCGCGGTTGCGGTGTCTTGCATTAATAAATTTTGCTGATTGTAAGAATGCAAGAAATATTTGGCGATGCTTGCCGCATCTGATGCAGTTTGAGTGGCCAACCCGGTGGCAGTAATGTTTGCCTCATTGTAAACAAGGGTGTCATTTGTTACCCACACCGCATTGAAATAATCAATCGCCGTGCCGTTATCGTTAAACACAACCGGTGTGGCTGCCACGCTTGAAGCGGTTAAATTTCTATCTTGAAAAACAAAACTGCCGGAAGCATCAACATAGAATGCGCCAAATTCAGTCGTTTCAATTGTTTGACATGCTTGGAGGGCGGTGCGGGCCGTGCCAGGATCTGCTTGAACCGTGGTCAGCCCTGTATCAACATCTCTCATAGTTGTTGGCCAAGAAATTGCGTCTAACAAATTGTTGATTCTTGCACCCGTCAATTGTCCGGCACTTGTTCCTGCAACTGTTGAAATCTGAGCATTCTGAGCTAATCGGAAGGCATCAACGGCTTGGATTGTCGTATAAACGACATCACCCACCGAGCTCTGTGGCGTAGTTGTTGAAAATGAAGTAATGAAACCGCTAAAGATTGGATAAGTTACGGCTCCGTAAGTTGCAGTAATCTGCACCTTACGCATTGGCGTAAGTAACCCGTAGTAAGGCCCAGCCGTATTCATTGGGTTGAAATCACCGTTTTGGTCAACAATACGCAGCGAAAGTGTGCCAGTCTGAAATTGGTCAGCCTGTGCATTTCGCCCACGCCGTGTATTAATTGAATCCACAACATTGGACACATCCACAATCAGTGCCGCTGAGTCCGCCAAAACATTTGTGCCCAAAATCCCTTGATCTAAAATGAAAGCTTGAGCAAAGCTTGGACCAGTGCTGAAATTTATGAAAGCGTTGATTGTTGGAATTGTCATACTGGCAATGCCCCCGCATATGTGGCCCTATACCCACGGCGGGAAATCTCGTTAAGTGCAGTTTGTACGGCATCAACAATGGTGTTTTCATCAGCCATTGATGGGCCCGTGTTGACATTAATTGTAACCCCGGCTGGCAATTGCGTACCAGTGCCATTAAGTCCTAAACCTGAAGTTGAAGGAATTGTTGGCGTGATGTTTGTACCGTCTGCAGTAATGCCTAAAGATGCGTTGGTTGCTCCTACGAATGGCACAAATCCACCCAATGCGGCTTGTGCAGTTGGGCCCAAGTTAGTTACGGCTGAAGCTGCGGAACCCTTAAAATTAGCAAAATAACTTGAAAGATTGGTAAGGGAACCTGCCGCACCTGCAGCAGATTTAGCAAGATTATTCAATGCCGTGGTTGCTTCTACTTCTTGTTTTAACTTGTCGGCCTGAGCCTTTACTAAAGCATCATTGGCAGCCTGGGCAGTCTTACCAGTCTCATCAAGAATAGCAATCTGAGCACGAATGCGTGCCTTTGTTTCCTCATCAGTAGCTTGATTCAATGCGACATTTAGCCC